ACATACTTTCTCTTGTCGCAAAATTGAGTATATGGGTATCTTTCGAGATAATCAGTTTAAGTTCAAACTAAAACCAGATAAATATGTTTAAATATTATTGTAAAATTTGTAAAACAGAAAAAAAATTAGAAAAAGCTACTTTGGAAATAGCTGATGGAAAAGTTAGAACAAAAGAAGCCAAATGCAAATGTGGTAATTATATGCAAGAAGTTGCCAAAAAGTTTGATGGCTTTCCTACATTAATAAGAACAGAACCAACACTAAATAAAAAATAAATGGACATAAAAAAATTAAAATCAAATAATGATAATCCTAGAATAATTAATGACACCAAATTTGAAAAATTGGTTAATAGCATTAAGGAATTTCCAGAAATGTTAGACTTAAGGCCAATAGTTATTGATGAAAACAATATAATCTTAGGTGGTAATATGAGATACAGAGCTTGTTTAAAAGCTGGAATAAAAGATGTTCCAGTAAAAATAGCCAAAGGATTAACAGAGGAACAAAAAAGAGAATTTATAATTAAGGACAATGCAAGTTTTGGAGAATGGGATTGGGCTACCTTAGGTAATGAATGGGATAGTATGGATTTGAATAGTTGGGGAATTGATGTTTGGAAAAATATGGATGATGAGGTTAATAAAGTAAACTCTGGAGATGAAACTAGTGAATGGGTTGGAATGCCAGAATTTGAATCTAAAGATGAACAATTAAAAATTGTAATTTCATTTAATAATGAAAATGATAGAGAAGAATTTATGCAAAAACATAATATAGTAATTTCCAAAAAAACAAGAGATACTTGGTCTACACATTATCCATATTATGGAGTTAAGGACTTAAATAGTTTAAAATATGAATAAATATCCAATTTGCATTATTAGTAAAGACAGAGCTGATATTTGCACAACACATTTATTATTTGATAAATACAATATTAAATACCAATATATGGTTGAGCCACAAGATTATGAAAAATATGTAAAAAGATTTGGTACAGAAAAAGTAATAAATATTGAAAAAAATAACATGGGTGTTTATTATGCAAGAAATTTTTGTATTGAGCATAGTAAAAAAAATGGTTTTGAAAAGCATTGGCAAATTGATGACAATATACAATCAGTATTTTTTAGACCAATGGATGTTACAAAAGGTTTTAGAGCAAGAACAAAAATAGAAAACCCTACAAGAGCATTATTGGAAATAGAAGAAATAGCAGATAGATGTATTAATTATGGCGGTGGTTGTTTTACTCATGATGGATTTGCTTTTGCAAAAAAAAATGATATTGATATTAATAAAATGATTTATTGTTTTCAATTAATTAATAACAAAATAAAATGTAGATACCAACCAAGAACAAGTGAGGATGTTGATTTTAGTGTAAGATTATTAAAAGAAGGTTGGGTAACAATGGTGTTCAATAAATATAGTTTGAAAAAACCTAAAAGTGGAAGCATGAAAGGTGGTTGCAATTCTAGTATTGATTATATGAATAATGGAAGAAAAAAAATGAATTTAACACTAGCAAGTGAATATCCTCAATGGTTTATTGAATATGAAAAAAATGGTCAATCTGAAATAAAACCAAGTAGGATATGGAAAACATTTACACAAAAACCATTACAAAAAAAATGAAATATCCAGTCTATATAGTTTCA